CTCCACACTGACGGTATCTGATGCTTGCTTCAAATCGACGGTAGCAAACCCTCGACGAAGTGCATCACGGGCCCCATTTTGATTTGGGGTCTGATCATTAAGATCAATACCAGTGCGTTTCAGACGTCGACGAATATAGTTACCAATCCCACCTTGAAGAAACTGATTCAGTGTGGGCTCAATAGCTATTGTTCGTTCGGTCTTAGCGCTCTTTGGCACAGTCGTTACCCTACAACCGCGAACAACCTGAAAACCTTTTAACAGGTTAACAGGGCCTTCGGCGTCTACACCACGGCTTCTCAGCCAGGCGTAGTCGTCGGAGATAAGCTTACGGAAGTAAGGTAGAGCTGTAGTCGTAATGCTCATTTGATCCTCACGGATCTTATTATCCAGGTGAGCATCCGTCCCCTTTAGGGAGAACGTTGCCCCTGGACCCCACTTGCACATGTCAATCCATTTTGCTAATTCATAGTCTCCTAGAAGCGTAGCTATTTTACGGCGAGCAGTAAAAATTACTGCATCAACGCGAGGTGAAAAGCCTCGAAGCCGCGATTCTGAGATTCTACTATTAGCTTGATGGCATAGACTTTCAGCCGTAGCAAACGACTGAAGCGCAACGGCCGTCACATCAAGACCTGTTTGTAACCCCTTGTATTTGCTAAGATACTCGGAGCACATATAGTCTTGCTGAAACGACCACGCTGTGCAATACCACTCGGGACGCAAATTAAAACGCGCCAACTGCTCATGTTCTCCGTGTTTAAAGCGGAGCCATAAACCGAGTGATACTGGCGAATCTACCCTTTTGCACATTGCGAAGAAAACTTCGCCACAACGGTTAAAACCGACTGTGTCCATTGTTTCGCCTTTAATTTGGGAGAATGAAAAGAACTAACAAAATCTGTACAACTGGCACAGCTGCAAAAATTGCAGCCAGCCAATAATCCAGATTAGTAGATCGATTCAAGATCCTGAACCAAAGACGTCACGTTGGCGTTCGCAAGAATATTCTTTGCAAAAGCAAAGATATCCTTACGATTCTGCAGGGTAGACCGTTCCGGGAGGATAAATTCTCCACGGAACATCATGTCATAGCTCTTCGTCGGTGCAGGCTGAATGCCCGTTCCCGTCGTAGGACTAGTGACTTCCAGAATCGGATAGACGACTTTCACTGTAG